CGCCCAGCCACACCGATGGCGCGATGGCCCGGGTCAGCGGCGCGCCGTGTTCAACGAGCCCACCGGTGTGCCGGCTCGTGCTTGCCCCTTGCGTCACGCCACCGACGCTGCCGCCGGCCGTGCCAAGGATGGCGCCGAACACCGCATCGAAAATGCTCCCAACCCCACCGGCAAGCGGCCCCAACACCTGCTGCTGCAACACCAACCGCGCCAGGTCCAGAGCCAGGGCTGACAGCACGTCGCTCAGTTCCTCCCCGCTGAACACCGCCCGCTCGAAGGCGGAGGCGAAGCTGTTGCCCACCTGCTGGCCCAGCGCGCTCAGTTCCTCCATGTCTTCGGCCACCGCCATCGGATCGGGGCTCTTCAACGCCGCGTCCAGTCCCACCGCCGCGTCGGCAAGCTCCATGGTGGCCTCCGCCGCGCCCTTCGTCGCTGGCGTGAAGCTCCCATCGACGGTTTCCGACTGCGCCCGATAGGCTTCCGTCAGCAGCAGGGTGGCATCCGCATTGGCCTGGGCGCTGACAGCGCCGCCCGCGTTCACCATGGCCACGCTTTCGAGCGCCATCGCCTGATCGTCGATGACGGCGATTTCGCCGGCCCCGGCGGCCGCCACCGCCTGTCGACTCTCTTCCAACCGCTTCAGGTGGATCTGGTCCTCGCGCCGAGCATCCACCAACCGCTGCAAGTCGTCTGCTTCGGCGGCGATGCCCCCCGCGCGCTGATGCTGGAACAGGTCAGGCTGATCACTTGGCGATAGACGGCCCGAATCGGAGCGCGGGGCACCGTAAATCCACGTGTCAGGGTCCAATAGATCGCCTGGCGGCGGTTGATCGAATGTATTGCGGTATGCGTCTCTCAGCTGCTCTTCGACCAACTGATTAAAATACTGATGGGTTTCGGAAGCAAACCGATTCCTCAACTCGTCGTCATTTGGAATATGTGATTGGAAAAAATCCTCACCAAACTGCTCATCCCTTAGCTGCCCAATTCCAACAAAAGCGTTTCGTAGTATAGGCCGGGGATCATCACTGCCTCTGGCGTTACGAATAATGTTTGTGAAACGGTCTATTTCTTCACTGGCTGCAACCCATCGATCTTTGTATTCGTCAAAAAGACGGTCAACAGTCGTGCCACCTACTTCACGTTCCACTATGCGACGGTATCTATTTACAATGCCTGAGAAATATTCCCTGTAAGCTTGTCCTGTGCGACCGCCTCCGCTCCCGGGGCCACCACCGCCTACTCTATACTGGTCCAGTGGCAAATCGATCGTTGCCGTGTCGAGGTCCGTGTTCTGCACCCAAATAATTCGCCCAGGTCCGTCAAAACGAGTTCGGCCACTCGCAATGGCCAGCCGCGCACGTCCGATTGTTTCGGCGCCCCGGACGGCATCGTCATCACCGAGGATGACCGGTTGCCCCATCGCCATCGACGCTCGGCTTGCTCTGCTAAAGGCAACTTCCGCCTGTCGGCTGTTGACGGGGAGCTGCGTCAACGTGTTGCCCAGGCCGGCAGCCCCGGCGTTCAAGGCATCGACCTCGGCCCGCGTGCGCTCCGCCGCCCGCCTGACATCGGCGAGCGCGCGTCCAAACCGCTGGGCACCCAGCTCGGCCAGGCGCGAATCGAGTGCTACGGTAATGGCGACCATGCGAAACTCACTCCTGTTTGGATGACTGGCGGCGCGGCCATGGTTCGGTACCTAACCCGTGATCAGTTCTTGCGAACATGCCAGCGCGCAGTTCGGGTCCCCGGATTCCCTAAATGCGCTGTCCGCCGAACGGCACCGGCTTCTTGTTCTCGGCAGCTCGAAGGCTGAAAGCCATTGCCTTAACGGCGCGAGCAACATAGGATTTAGTTCTTAGCGCATGCTGCCCGTGTTGTATGGCTGGGAGGCATTGACGCATTCAGTGTTTGTGCAAGCCGCAACCGCGCTTGCGCTTGAAGGACAGAAAGACGGAAACGGTTTGGAATGCGCACGTTACTTGGAATACTAAACGATGCGTTTTTGAGACGTATGCTCTATTTTTCTATTTCCTACTCCTTATACCTCACACTCCCTGTGGTGTGGTGGCATAGTCGATTTGGAAGCGATTGGTCCAGCGCTATGTATGGTCTTGAGGCTTCTGGATACTACGGCATCATAACCGCGGTGGTCGGTTTCTTGATTACTTTTAGTTGGCGGGAGGGATCAATTTTTCCGGGACCTGCAACCGCAAAAATAATAGTTCTATTTCTTTTTGTTTATTCTATATGGAATATAGTGGAGTACTTTATAGGGAGGTTTGATGGTATTTTTACAGAAACATTCAGCATGATGTTACTAAGGATTTTTGACACTGATTTTGATATTGGCCTTATATTTCTGATAGTTAGTATGATTACGTTGATTGGCGCCCTGTTCAAATCTCCACACACAACGGCTCGTACTTGATAGGCGCTGCCGCCTGACGTCTATTCACGCGGTCGTTGCCGTGCATCCTGTTCGATCTCGTCGACACCCAAAGATGGATCGACGGCATCGACCATAACCACCGAGACATCGCACTACGCCTTCTCCGCCCGCGCCTCCAAAAACGCCACATCACACGCTCGGATCAGCCCCAGGAACTCCCGCGCATCGTCACAGCCCGGATGGCCGAACAGGCGCAAATAGGCTTCGATCTCGGTCAGCGGGATGGCACCCACGCCCGCCGGCCGGCTGGGTGACAGGTCCAGGAAGGCCGCGTAGACCGGCGCATTGCCCTCGGTGAGCCTTGGTTCCACCGCCCATTCGGGGATCGGCCGGTCATGGTCGGTCAGGATGTCGGTCAGCTTGCGGGCCTTGTCCCCGACCCGGACCGACCACCGGACCCGCTCTTGGAGTTTTTTGCCGCCGCCTCCAGCGCCGAGGCACGATAGGTCTCCGCCTCCATGGCGATCGCCGCCACCTGATTGCGAAAGTCCTTCAGCTCGGTCAGCAGGCCAACCGCCGTATCCTTGTCGTGCGCGATCGCCTTGCCGTCATCATCCTCCAGCCCGCGCCAGTCCAGCAGCACGGCCTCGGCCATGGCCTCGATCACGATCGCCTCGGCTCGCTCCTTCGGGATCTCGCCGCCCGTGCGCAGGATGTTGCGATAGGGCTTGCGCAGACGATCCAGCACTTGTTCGTGCCGCTTGTTGCCGAACCGCGCGATCTTCAGCGCCGCCCCCTCGCCGATCTCCACCCACACGCCCTCTTCCTCCGCCGATGCGTCCGTGGCGAACCGTTGGTTGACTTTCATTGTGACAGTCCTCTAGGATTTGTTTCTTAGTTTGGCCAGAGTGCCTCGTACGGAAGATCGAGTGTGGGCCAAAGGAGAACCGGGAAGTTGAAGCTACGCCAGGTCCTTCCGGACAGGTTTTCGCAGATCATGGCGCTGTTCCTGGCGTCTTATGCCCTGTTCCTGCTGTTGCCCGCCTTCGAGAACGGCTACGAGTTTTGGATTGGATTTGAGGCTTCCGGTTGGGTGAGCGCGCTCGTTATTGTCTTTGGTTTGTTGTGTGTCGGTTTGCATTTTGGGCTTCGGTATCAAAAATACTGGATGGTTCTGAAGCTAGTATTGATGCTTCTCTTCTTCTACGCTTCCGAACTGATTGCACTTTCAATAATCGAATTGACTAGACGGGGAGGGTATTTAATTCGCTATGAATTACCATTTGAACTCGATTATACTTATGGCATAGCTTTCTATTGGGTGAGTTTGCCCTTCTTCTTTATTTTCCTGTTTCTCAAGCCCGCCTTTGCACCCGAGAATCGAGTTGCTCCCGGCGATCAGGATGCCGCACACGGGTCGAGCATCGGTCCGGGGAATGAGGGCCGGCGCTAACGGCCCTCATTCTCGCCGGTTGAAGCAATGCGGCGTGCCCGAACAGCCGCCCAACCCTAACTCGACTTGTCGATCTGGATGTCGGTCGCCGCCGTGTCGTCATACAGCGCCTGAAAGCCCATCTCGGCCATCACATCGGTGTTGTTGCCGCTGGCCACCACCTGGCCCGTGGTGAACTTCGAACGCGGGAAGATCACCGTATAGCTGTTGGTGCCGTCCGACAGGGCGAAGGACAGGCTGCCCGCCGTGCCGGAGATGAACTCCTCATACAGATCCGCGTCCTCGAAATAGGCGTTCATCTGCCCGGTGATCTCGCGCCTGCCATAGCCGATGCCGGCCGCGCCCAGCTGCCCGATCGCCGCCTGCGCGCGCAGATTGTTGGTCAGCGTGAAAGAGAGGTCGGTGAAGAAAATCGTGCCGACCGTATTGGCGACCGTGATCGATGCCACCTCCGGCGAGGCCATCACCTCGTTGGTGTTGGCGTTGGCATAGGTCGCCCCGGTGATAATGGTCGTCGCCATCGGGTCGGCCCCGCTGCCCAGCAAATCCAGCCGCCCCGTCACCAGCTCCTGTGCCCGCACATTCACCTGCAAGGTATTCACCCGCAGGCCCAGAAAGCGCTGGTAATGCGTCGTGCCGCCGGCCTGGAACGCCTTCTCGATCGTCAGGGACTTCTTGTCCGTGCCAGCCTTCAGCGTGTTCAGCGCGAAGTCCGCGCGCAGCGCATGCTCCAACAGCGTGTTGAACTCCGTGCCGTAGCTCAGCTCGAAGTCAAACCCGCCGGTGGCCGAGGCCCCGCGCTGGATCAGATCCTTCACCGAGGATGTAGGGTCGATCTCGTTGGAGGTCTGGTTGTCGATCGAATAGACCAGATTCTCGCCCGTCATGCGCACGCGCTGAAAGGCGGGCGTGGCCGGGGTCACACCCCAGGTCGTTTCGGGAATGAAGGCCAGTTGTGCATCAGACGCGTCGGAAAAATCGGGCATCGTGCCCTCCTCATCGTTGAGTACGAAAAACCCGCTCACGCGCGGGCAGTCAGCGCGTCACCGACGCGGGGATCGTGGCTACAGCAGCTCGTCCCGGCGAAAGGCGCAGGACATGTTCACCTGGTACCAGACATCCTCCGCACCGACCTCGACCACTGAGGCCGTGTCGCAGCGGATGCCGTCGAACCGTTGATTGCGAAAGATCGCGGCGGCTTGGTCCGCCAGGTCACGGGCCGTATGGGTGCCGCTGTCGACCGGCGCAAACACCTGCACGGTGATCACGCCGTTATGCCGGTGCACGTTGGCGCCGGGATTGCCCAGGGTCATGCGCTTGACCGCCGCGTTCACGATCGTCAGGCGCACCCATTCCGTCGCGGTCGGCACGGTGAAGCTCTGGTTCGGCCAGGCCACCGGCGTCCGCCCGGCCCAGACCGCATCGAACCGGCCGCAGATGGCATTGCGTTCGGCGGCGTAGCTCATCGCGACCTCGCCTGCACGCTTGCCACCGCAGCCTTGACCATCGCCGCCGGCGGCCGCTGTACGGAGCCTTCTTCTAACTCCGGCCCATAGGGCACATTGTTGGTGATATGGACACTGTCGAACGCCTTGACGCCGCGCAGCACGGCCTCCCCGCGCGCGATCGTCTGCGCGCCATCCGGGTCGACACCGTTCACGATCCCCGTGGCCGGCCGCCCGATGCTGACCTGCCAGTTGGCCTTGAAATGCCCGGTGTCGACCGGGCTGCCTTGCACCAGCAGCTCCAGCAGTTCCCGTCCAACCTCTTGCACATGCGCCACGTGGGCGGCCTTAACCTCCGCCTCGAACGCCTTCAGCCCGGCCGTGAAGTCACGCAGGTTCGTCGTCATCCGCCCCTCACCGCTTCACCGTCACCGTGTGCACGACCGGCGTGCCGTCCGGCGCCAGGGGCACGCTGCCGACCACGGTCCAGTCGTCCCCTTCCAGCCCGGTCACCCGATCCCCCGCCGCCGGCGCCGTCACCAGCCCATCGGCCGCGACCAGCAGCAAACGCATGTTGGTCGCCGCCAAGACCGGACCGGGAAAGCGCACGTCGAACATCTCCGCCGTCCCCTGGCTCGCCGGCAGCACCACAGCGACCGCGTTGAATGCGGTCGCGACCGGCCCGATCGCCGTGTCCGTCGCCGGGTCGTAGGCGGTCTCGCCCGCCCGGCTGAAACTCACCGGCTGGCCCTTGCTCGCGATCAGCCGCTTGGCCGCCGCGATCGGGTTCTCATACGCCGTCATACCCGCGCCAACCGCCCGGCCCGCGCCAGCAAAGGCGCCAGCATCCCGTCAATCGCCGGATACCGGGTCCGCCCCGGCGCGCCGTCTTCGAACTCGCACTCGATCGGCCCGACCTTCTCGCGCTTGACCCGGCCGCCCCGCTCCAGGGGCGGGCTCAGATCCGCGCCCAAGGCCACCAGCGCCAGCTCGGCCGTCGCCCGCCGCACCTCGTCCGGCACGACGTTGCTGCCGACCCAATCAAGCCCC